AACTCGGAGATAGTTAGATCACCATGCCTTTACTGTATAAAGTACACTACCACCTTTGAATTGTGTTCCCTCGAAATGCCCTAGCATTTCAACTCTACCAGCTTGATAACCGATAGTTTCATACATCTTTTTATCAATCACAGTAACACCAGCTTTTATTTTGTGTTCTTTGTTTAGATTAATCTTATATACATCTACTTTTTGTTCATCTGTATTAGCTACTACCGCCGTTCTATCAGATTTTTCTGTTGCTGCTTTAGGTAGATTAGGGTTGCTATGTGCAATATCCTTTTTCACCTTTTCTGCAGCAACTGCAACAGTAGGTGCTTGTGTGTAATAAGTCGCTACTGGTTGAGTTCTTTCCTTAATGGAAATAACTTCTTGTGCTTGTTGTTCTGTAACGTGAATTGATTTTGATAATTCTGTAGGTGATTTAGATTGTTGTTGCGTAATTACAACAGGCTTTTCAATCTGTTTTTGTTTATACAGATGATAGCACCCCATACACACTAATATAAATATAAACATCGGAATTAGCACCTGTGCGGTGCGTTTATGTGCTTTGATATAAGTTAGTACCTTACGTAGATAAAACATTCACCTATGCCCCCTCTACCTCTTCCATTAGCATTTTTAACGCTTTGAATTTCTCATCGGCAAATCGATTATTTAGGCTATCCCTTAATGCGCTACTATTCCATTCAAGGCTCATGCACGTATCGTATATGCCAGCGATAAGGTCATAATCAAATCTCTTATCATCAATATAGGATAAGTTAGGCAACTCAATATTCAATGCCTTTTCCATTAGTTTTAATGCATCATTGAACATATTAACGATTTCACCAGTACCATACTGTACTGCTCGACTCCATACTACATCTTTTAATGCATTAGAATGTTTCTCTACATTAAATAGATTTTGTTTAAGATACTCACACGCTACATCGTAGTATGCGGACTTAATGTAGTCATGTTGCATTTTCTCAAAACCTACCGCATCAAGTGTACCTAGTTCTTGCCATTTAGCAATGAACCCATCAGAATTGATTTCTCCACTATCAATCAAGGCTCTTGCATAATCGGTGTAAAAACCACCTTGTTTTAAACCCCAACCAAGGAACGCATCAACACTGCCACAATTACTTGCTAGTTGATATGTACCATAAGAGATACCACCAGCATCATTGATGCCACTAGATACACACGCCGGATTACCATTACTTTCATATTCAGCACTTAACTGTCCTAATTCAGCCATTGTAATTACTCCTTTTCTTTGTCATTGCTGCCCCCATTCATATATTGGGAACGCTTAACACCACCAGTAGCACCGATATAACCACCTAATACACCAACTATTACACTTGCCAAATCTTTCTGTTCAAGATAAATAGTCATAATTAGTGCGGCTGCAAGTGCCACTAAGGTTATAGTGTCCTCATAATTAATCTTCATTTAATCGCATCCTTTACGCTTTTAACGAACGCTATTAATTGTTTAATCAAATCTACCGCACGTTGAAACCATGCACTTTCTACAAATTCTAGTTCAATCATATTTTCCACAATAGATGCTAATTCAACCATGATGGGTACTAGATACATCAATGTAGATAGAAATACATCAATTCTACCTAGTATAGGAAAGTCCACATCAGGCAAGATTAACAAGATAAATGACAATAAGAAAAGCCAAGGATAAGATTTAACTAACTTTTTAGTCATATCTGCCCTTAGCTTTCCACTTACTAGAAATCTATGTTTTTTTCCGTTAATCTCGACTGGCGCCCAACCTCGCCACACCATAGCTAGAATAGTATTTTTGATTGTAATTTCTCTATTTGTAGCTAGGTTATAGTTGCGTGCCTCGACTAAGACACGCAACAATGTATCAATAAAAACCAACACAACACTCGTAAATATAGCTAGTGATATTCTCACCGCCTCTACCATGTTAAACCCCTCTACCATGAAAGGCGCTAATACAACTTCTATCATTTATTCTCCCTTAATTGCTAATTTTTACCCATTTACCATTGATACCAAAATATACCTCTTCGCCGTTGTACCCAATTTGACCAGTAAATACTGGTGTAGTTGTTTCAGTAATATTCGCTAATGAGTACACAAAGTCTGCCAATTTAGTTGATTTCATTTGTACAAATTGTGTAATTTGAGGGAAATCTCTATTCTTAGCTGGAACAATTGTGCCTGTCATTAAGTTATTAGGCATGCCAGCGGTATTCTTAACCGCTTTGAAATAAATTTGACCTGCCTCTTTTGCTGCACTATCATCAAATTTATTTACATTATTCTTTTCGGTGAATGGTGTTTCTACCATGACTACACCACTTTGTAAAACGTATGCATGGCTAGTGTTACAATGATTTTCTGTACCAGTCAATAGAACCATACCACCTGCCACTTGTAATGCAGCCCAACCACCAGTAAAGTTGACATTAATCAATTTCAACATACTATCATCTTGTGATTGAATGACTACATTATTACCATCTTTATTTGTGGCTTGTTTTACGCTATCTAACTTACAATTCTCAAATGTACACGTTGTATCGTAAATTTGAATTTTGCGGTTATCACTAGCACTTGTACCAAGGAACGATACATTCTTAAAGTGGATGTTATTACAAAATTCAATAACCATAGGTGGTAGATTTGCCGTACCACTACCATTTGTCGTGAAGATTACTTTATTGTGGATATTCCTCAATCGTAGTTCTGTATGGTTCTTACCTATATCACCCATATCATCAGGTCTAGTATATTCACCAGCACTAATTTTTACCGTTACAATAGAGTGTTTAGCATTGTTGATAAAACGTACTGCATCCGCTAAATGTGTAAATGGAGAATGTGCATCACCAGTTTTTAGCGAACCTGTGTAGTTTCTATCAACATAGATTTCTAATGATGTAGCTTGACCAGCAGTACCATCTCTTAACAACTCTCTGTTGTATTCGATATGTCCGTTACCATAATAGGTAATTTTAGGTGATGCAATCTGATCGCCTAACAAATACAAGTTACAACCCATTTGTAAGAATGTAGCTTGATAGTTTTGTATATATAAATTCTCCCTAGCAAAACTTTGTGTAGCAGTAATCATTATATCTCTAGGGTTTAACTTTCGGTAAGAAATAGGTACTTGCGAAATTGCATGATGATTAGATTTCAAGTAATCAACATTAACAGGGTTACGCATGGCGTTCCGTTCCATAGCGTTATAATTACTATCACCCTCGAATATTGCCGTGCGGTTTAGATAGTTAATCTCCAAACAAGCGGACACGTTATTATAATCATCGTTGTTAATGGAGCGATAATAGTTGTAATCATCATCGCTGCAGTTATAGAAAGTGATAGATGCGCCATTAAAATCGATTGTCTTAGGCTCGATAGTTTCTACTGGAACACTCTTAGCAGTACATTCCGCCTTAATGCCATTAGCAATCGTATTAAGTACTTGTGCAGTCATTCCATATCTACCGATTACTTCGGTCTTATCTGGGTTAGGTAGATACATTTTAGCTATTTTTCCACGCTTGATAAGTTCTGCAAAGTTTCCGATGTGGTCGCTATGGTAATGTGATACAAAGCCAAACTCAAACTTTTCAATGTTATTATCTGTCATACATTTAAGAATGGAGTTTAAGTTAGCATCTGTTTTCTGTAAGCTATCGATAATAAACCACTTACCATCTACACCAATAAATGTACAATCACCACATTCTGTAGCACCATCTGCAAATAATGGATGTGTGATAGTCATTTGTTTATTAGCACCATTAGATACAGAACCTACATCACCTTTCTTAACGAATGTATCGTCGATTTGTTTCTTATTGTAAATTGCAGTTCCATAGTGTTTAGTGGTTAGTACAGTAAAACTATCTGTGCCGTCATAGTGCTTAAATTCTTTACCTTTCATGAACACATTAACAGATGCATCGCCAAATTCTATGCCATCATTAGTGGACACTTTAACCATACCAACACCATGACCATCCGTTTTAAAACCCTCAATCAAGGTATTGTTAGCCATTTTAATTGCACCAGTTACATTGCCACCAGTTAGTTTAAGGTAATCAAGGCTAGTTAATTTTTGCGTGTTGATAGAGTTTTCATATTCACGGCTTGGATCACCGATATAAATATCTACCTTGTGTCGCTTATTGGATTGCATAGTTAAAACCGCAAAATAGAATTTGCCATTATAATATGCAATATCTTCAATTTCTGTTTTAGGGTTAATTTCGATTATTTGTTTAACTGTACCAAACGGAGTGCATTCAACAAGGCTACCCAATGTAGCACTCATGATAGAACCATTTAACATGAAAGCACCATTGTTATTGAAATCATCGTATTGGTAATCGACTTGATATGATTTCATTTTCACGAAATCATCGTTGTACAAATTAATTTGACGAACACGTTTATTACCGCTAATAGGTACTATGCTTGCATAAGTGCGTGTGATATGGTCATAGGCAATATTAAATACACGTTCATTCAATGTAATAGTGCGTTCATATTGCATTGTGTCCGCATCAAGTACTGTTAGGTTGTTACCATTTTTTAACCCATTGGCCAAATAAATTTTATTGGTATTTTTGTTGTAGCACATCGTATTACAATGCCCCATTTTTTCGGAGTCATTATATTTGTACGTGCCTACGGTTTCCAATGTGTCAGCGTTCAATTCATATAATATTTGAGTTGTGCCATCACCATTGATACAAGCTAACACGAATACATTCTTTTTATCGTTATACGTGAACCCTTGGCATTGGTTGACCTCTTCGCCGTATTGAATGTTTTTTACAAATGCAATATTATTAGCACCTTTAAGCATTGGTGTTTCAGTAGGATAGAACGGCTTAATATTGGAATATGAACCCATATCCATTACAGAACCTACTGTGTTAAATGTGATGTGTTCGTTTAACTTATAAATACCACTAGGCACAAATAAGATTTTATTTTCTAAATTATTATTAGCTTTCTTAAATGCTGCGGTATCGTCCGCTACGCCATCACCAACCGCACCAAAGTCTTTTACGGAAACGATACCAGTTAAACTATCTTTAGTTTGATACTTTGCATCCGCATCAGCTTTTGTTACTAACCCTTTTGCATTAGGGAATGATACTTGCTCGGCTTTCTCAGCGGCAGTTTCCGCACGTTCTGCTAATGCTTTGATTTCTGCGTTTAACTGACTGATTATGTCTAAATCAGTAGCCACCTTATCGGTTTTAGCCTCAATCGTTGCTACCGCTTTTACTGCATCTTCTGCAGCTTTCACAGAACGCTCAACAATCAATTTTACTAAATCGTCAGGGTTCTCATCGCTATGTGGTCTTACCTTTAAACTACGGTTAAGTTCCGCTTTCATTTCTTGCAAGATCATAATTATTTTATCTGTTGAGTGTTCGATATTCTCGAATGGGTACTCATCAGGTAAATCTGTATCTTGT